CTTCATTCCAAACAGACTTAAAAGTTGGTGATTATCTCTATCTTGGTTCTTCATCTACTCGTGTTCGTGTTGCTTCTATTAATAGTCAACAATCAATTACAATTGATACACAGGTAACAGTTACTGGTGTAACTATCGATAGATTGTCTACAGATATTATTGAACCTCAAAATGCTGGTTTAATTTTCCCATTCCCTAATTATGCTATTAGATCAGTATCAAATATCATCTATACTGCAGTCCAGAAATTTACTGGAACTACTGGTGTTACAGATTCTGGTGGTACTGGATATTGTACTTTAACTATAGTAACATCTGCAGGCACTTTTGCTTCTTCTGCTGTTACAGAAAATTATGTTGTTGTTTATTCAGATACTTCTGCAGGTGGTGTTGTCTTACTTCCTACTAGTATTACTGGTGCAACTACAAGTACAGTAACAATAACTCTACCGAATGCCTATGCTGGTAAAGCTATGACAGTATTTGCTGCAGTTAATAAATCTAGCTCTTCTGTTGGTTCACAAAGAACTAAAGTTTTGACTACAGCAACACCTGTAACATTTACTACTCAAGCGACTGCTACTGCGTCTGATTTATATCTTGGTAAAGCAGATGGATATAGAATTATTGCAGTTAAGATGAAGAGTGGAACATTTGCTTCTCCTGGAGCGACATATAGCATTGATATTTCAGATCGTTATGATTTTGATGATGGACAAAGACCAACTCATTATGATCTAGCTAAAATTTCATTGAAGAGTTCATATCCTCCACCAGTTGCACCTATTCAAGTAGAATTCCAATACTTTGCTCATAATGGTACAGGAGATTTCTTCACAGCATCTTCTTATACTAATATTGACTATAAAGCAATCCCGTTTTTCTTAACAACTCCATTGAGAGATTGTATTGATTTCCGACCACGTGTTGATGATAATGGTACTACATTCACTCCAGCAGCTTCTACTGCCTCATTAATGCCAAAACGTGGTAATGATGTTACTTGTAGTTTCAGTTATTATCTCCCAAGAAAATCTAGAATTGGTGTTAATACACTTGGTGTGTTCACTGTAGTAGATGGTGTTTCTGCATTAATTCCAGGAGATCCAGTAACTACTCAAATGAATATGGTTCTTTATAACCTATCATTAGAGGCATATACATTTACAACAGGATCAACAAGTGTTGCTATTGAGAAAATTGATAACAAACGATATACAATGCGTGATATTTCTAAATTAGAAAAACGTATTGATAACTTAGAATACTATACATCTTTATCATTGTTAGAACAGCAAACTGAATCTCTAAAGATAACAGATAGTGTAGGTCTTGATAGATTTAAAAATGGTTTTATTGTAGATAATTTTTCTGGTCATAATGTAGGTAATACAAACTCTCCAGATTATCTTTGCTCTATTGATATGGAAAAGAAACAGTTACGTCCTTTCTATACCAATAATAACGTAAATATGCTTGAAGCAAAATCAAATGATGTGGCACGTGCTGCAGCTAACTACAAATTATATGGTGATGTTATTACTTTACCTGTTGTAGATAACCCTATTTTAATTAACCAGCCATATGCTTCTCGTTTAGAGAATATTAACCCATTCGCTATCTATACATTCATCGGTGATGTAGTTATTAATCCAGCTTCTGATGATTGGTTTGAAACTATTCGTCGTCCAGACATTATTATTGATGTTGAAGGAAACTATAATAGTGTTAAAAACATGGCAGAAAAGTCTGGTGTTCTTGGTACTATATGGAATGCATGGCAAACAGTATGGACTGGTAAACCAGTTTCAACTGGTACTGTTAGAACTGTAAACCAAAATACCATGAGTGCTCGAGACATTGATGCAATGTTTGGATATAAAAAGGGTTATGGTAATAGTTCGCTTCGTACTGTCACATATGAAGTTGTTGCAACTTCAACAAGTCAACAAAGAACTGGTGTTAGTACAATAGTTCAACAGAAGTTAGATCAAGTATTAGTTGCAGATAGAGTATTATCAACTGTAGCTATCCCATATATTCGTTCTAGAAATCTTCTAATTCAGATCAAAAAATTAAAACCAAGTACTAGATTCTACCCATACTTTGATGGTGTGGATATTTCTGCTTACTGTACTCCAGCTACTAAGTTATACTATACACAACCAAGTGGAACAGGTGGAACATTTAATACTACAACTAACGTAGGTTCAAACTCTATAGAAACTGCTAGACTTATTAATACAGATTCTCAGACTTGTTTGAATCGTGGTGATGTTATTACTGGTGGAACATCTGGTGCAACTGCAGTAGTTGTTGGTACTGAGTATAATCCTGAAACTGGTTTATATGCACTAAGTGTTGTTAACTGTAGTTCAACAGCATTCCAAATTAATGAAACTATTACTGGAACTATATCTGGCGCAACAGCTAAAGTATCAGCTGTTCCTACTATTGCAACTATTGGTAATAGTTTAGTAACAAATGCAGCTGGTGATGTCAACTTAATATTTAATATTCCTAACACAGAATCTACACGTTTCCGTTGTGGTAATCGTGAATTAAAACTTGTTGATTCTGTTACTGCTGATGGAGAATTTACTTCTCGTGCTCGTGCAAATTATATGGCACAGGGTGTTCTTGAGACTAAACAAGCAACAATCAATTCTGTGCGTAATGGATTAATTGTTGAAGAACAAGTATATGATAACCAAACTCTTGTTGCTACTTCAAATAGAGTAGTTTCTGATACTGGTTGGTATGATCCGCTTGCACAAACATTCTTGATTCAATCTCCAGGTGGTGCATTCTTATCAAGTGTTGATATTTTCTTCGCAGGTAAAGATTCTAATATTCCTGTTACTTTAGAAATTCGTGAAGTAGTTAATGGGTATCCTGGAAAACGTGTTCTTCCATTTAGCCGTGTTACATTAACTCCATCACAAGTTTCTCTGTCTACTAATACAGTATTATTAGATAGTGTTTCTGTTAAATCTTATGATACACCAACTAAGTTCTCATTCCCAAGTCCTGTTTATGTTCAGGATAATACAGAATATTGTTTTGTTTTAGCATCTGATTCGAACAACTATAGAGTTTGGATCTCTCAACTTGGTGATACAATTCCTGGAAGTGCTAGAACAATTTCTGAACAACCATATGCAGGTGTAATGTTTAAGTCTCAGAATGCATCGACTTGGACAGCAGACGCATCTCAAGATATTAAATTTACTATCTACCGTTGCCAATTCCAAACTGGAGTTACTGCAAACGTACAATTCTGGAATGATAAACTACCTTTACAAACTCTAGACAATAATCCATTTGAGATTCGTACTGGTAGTACTACAGTTCGTGTATGGCAGCGTGATCATGGCATGCCTCCAGGATCTACTGTTACAATTAGTGGAGTTGGCTCTGCTCTTAACGGTATCCCAGCTGCTGAAATAAATGGTAATAAGATTATTTCTAATGTTGATATAGACTCATATACAATCGCTGTAACTACAACACCAACTTCTACTGGATTCGCTGGTGGTAGTGGTATTAAAGCTACTAGAAATATTCAGTTTGACGCATGTCAACCAAGTATGCAGGTACAGACATTCTCTGAAACTGCTGTAGACTTTAAGATTAGAACAACTTCTGGACAATCAGTGGACTCTACAGTACAGACACCATATGTATTAGATGCTGTTGATGGAATTGGTATCGTATCAAATGATACAAATTATTTCTCTACTCCAAGAATGGTTGCTTCTGCGATCAATGAACAGGTATCTACTCTTGCTTCTGCAAAATCATTAACTCTTACTGCGACAATGTCAACTACTAACAATGCATTGTCTCCAATTATTGATACAGATAGAACTAGCTTTATCACTATCAGCAATAAGGCAAATGCACCAACAGATGCAAATACGAACGTATCTGGATTAGATGATAACGTAATAACTTCTTCTAATACAAATATCGCATTCACTGCTGGTCAGACAATAACATCTACAGATACTACTACTAAGGGTTATTTGTCTGCACTAAGTGTTGGTAAATATTTGACAATTGCTGGTTCTGGTACTTCTAGTAATAATGGAACATATCTTATTACTGCAGTTGCAACAGATGGTTCTTCAGTTACACTAAATAAAACATTCTCTTTAGTCCCAGCTGGTACTGCAATAACTCTGACCCAACGTGAAAGATTCGTTGATGAGATCGCTCCACTAGAAGGTAGTGGATATAGTTCTTATGTTACTAAAAAGGTAAATTTTGCAAATCCTTGTAAATTCCTAAAGGTTATATTTGGAGCTAATATCCCTAAAGAAGCGAGTGTTGAAGTATATTATAAAAACAATAAAGTTGGTACTACAGTAACATTCGATACAGTTAACTGGGTTCAGATGACTCCAGACTCTACGATTGTTAACTATGATAATTCTACAAATACATTCGTAGATATATCTTACTCTTTATCAGATTTACCATCTTTTGATGGAACTGCTATTAAGATTGTTATGAAATCTATAAATACTGCAGCAGTGCCTATCATTAGAGATCTACGTGTTATAGCGTGCGCATAATGCAATATGTACAAATACAAGACAGCAATTCACTAGTCAGAGATATGTCTAGTGGTGCTGTCATAAATACTAATAGAGATGAATATTTAAGTTATATGAGCAAAGTAAATGCTCAGAATAAATTGAAAGAAACTCTTAACAATAACAGTGAAGAAATTCAAGTGTTGAAAACAGAAATAAATAGTATGAAAGAAGATCTAAGTGATATCAAAAATATGTTATTGTCTTTAATAGATAAAGGTAAGTAATGTCAATCATATACCGAGCAACAAAAGGTTCACCTCTTTCTATCTCAGAAGCGGATGGAAACTTTTCGTATCTTAATGATCAATTAGCTGGAAAATTAGATTTAGCTTCTTATACGGCAGCAGATGTTTTAACTAAATTGTTAACAGTTGATGGTTCTGGTTCAGGACTAGATGCTGATCTTTTAGATGGAAAGAATTCTGCCACAGCTAATACTGCTTCTACTATCGTAGCACGTGATGCTTCTGGTAATTTTTCAGCTGGAACTATTACTGCTTCGTTAACTGGTAATGTTACTGGTGATGTTACAGGTAATTTAACTGGTAATGTTACTGGAAATGCTACAAACGTAAGTGGTGTTGTAACAGTTGCTCATGGTGGCACTGGTGTTAGTGATGTACCTGGAATTAAGACTTTGTTAAGTCTTGGTACTATGAGTACTCAAGCAGCAGGTGCTGTTGCTATTACTGGTGGTACAATTTCTGGACTTAGTGCTCCATTACCTATCGCTTCTGGTGGTACTGGCGGTGCAACTGCTGATGCAGCTAAAGCATCTTTAGGATTAGTTATCGGTACTGACGTACAAGGTTACTCTGCTATCTTAACTGGTCTATCAGGTATTCCTTCTAACTCTCTAGGACTTTTAGTTAGAGATGCAAATGGTACTGCAACAGTTAGATCTCTTGCAGTTGGAACTGGTCTTAGTATTACTAATGCAACTGGTGTTTCTGGTAATCCAACCATATCTCTAGCATCAGATATTACACTAGCTGGTGCTCCAACAGCAGCAACTGCCACAGCAGGAACAAATACTACTCAGTTAGCTACTACTGCTTTCGTTAAAACTGCAGTAGATACAAGCGCAACATCCATTACAACGTATGTAGATAATTCTATAGCAACATTATCTTCTTCTGTAAATACTACAAATAAAGTTAAAGCGTATGTAAATTTTGATTTCTCATATGCATATAATGCTGGAACTGGCACTTACAATACTGCTATCACTATCAATAGTTCTTTAGGTGTAACAGCTGTTACATATCAAGGACTTTATTCGGGTAATAATACGAATGGTGTTTATATCTTTAGAGTCACATTAAATAATGGTGTTGTTTCAAACGGTAATTATATTATTTCTGGTGCGACAAATCAACTAACTGCTTCAAGTAGTACTCTCTTTTCTATACTGAATGTTAACACAACTAGATTTGACATATATGCGTATGTCACTAGCGGTGGTGGTAACATCAGAGCAATGGTGGTGGCATAATGCAAAAAGTAATTTATCAACAAGAAAATGGCACAGTAGCTTTGGTTGTTCCAACTGGACAGTATACTTTAGAACAGGTTATTGAATCTGCAGTTCCTGTTGGTGCGCCTTACTTGGTTATTGATGATGAACATATTCCAGATGGGTTTATGGATTTTCATGCCGCAGTAACTGCAAACTTTGATGATCCTATCAATATAACAATAGAAGTTGATATGGATAAAGCTAAAGAAATAGCTAAGCAATCTATTCGTGAAATGAGAAAACCTTTATTCGAAGAAAATGATATTGCCATTAGAGATGCACTTCTTTCTGGTAATAAAATTCACCTCAAAGCAGCAATAGATAAACGTGATAGATTAAGAGATGCAACTAAGAAAGTGCAAGCACTTAATACACTAGACGAATTAAGAAAAGTAAAACCATAAGGTTATAGGACAATAAATGGCTTCAATTACCACAAGAGTTGATGGAACCACAGCTGGCACTGGGACGATAACTACAACCCTTATCAGTACTACAGTTACTGGTGTAGGAACATCATTCACGACAGAACTTGTAGTTGGTTATGTTATTAAAGATAGTGGTGGCACTACCATTGGTACTATATCTTCTATTACTAGTAATACTATTGCAGTGTTAGGTTCTAACGCAGCAGTGGCAGTTACTGGTGGAAGTTATAACATATCAAATCCAGGAGTTACTGTTGCTGGTATTGCTTTGACTAACAGTCAAGTTGATGCTAACTTTATGCAATTAAACAATGGTAAATTAGAAAGAACTAAAAATCTTAGCGATTTACCTAGTGCATTAACATCTAGAGCAAATCTTGGTGTAGCAATAGGCACGAATGTTCAAGCGTATGATGCAGACTTAGATTCGCTTTCTGCTCTCTCTACAACTGGTATTGTTGTTAGAACAGCATCAGATACTTTCACTACAAGAAATCTAGTAGCAACAGCCAATGAAATTGATCTAACGAATTCTGGTGGTATCGCAGGAAATATTACACTATCAGTTGGATCTAATATCGCTAAGCTAGATCGTACTAGTAATATCTTTAGTGGTGATATAACTGCAGCAAACTTTAACGCTACTTCTGATATCAATTTTAAATACAATATTAAAAGCATTGATAGTGCTTTAGGTATACTTAATCAATTAGATGGTGTAGGTTTCACATGGAAATCTACAGGAAAAAATTCATATGGTGTCATTGCGCAGGAAATCGAAAAGATTCTTCCTGAGTTAGTAGACATACAGGGCGATGTAAAATCTGTTAATTATTTGGGTATTATAGCATTCCTCATTAACTCAGGTAAAGAATTAGACGCAAGAGTTAAGAGTCTGGAATCTAAATAATTATAAATAAAGATACAAAGCCGAGTTCACACAAGGAGCGAAGATGGCAATCAAAATTCAAAGTACTACCGTCATTGACGATAGTCGCAATGGCACATTAAACAGCCTAAATATAGATGGCACGAGTCGTCTAAAACTCCCAGTAGGAAATTCATCACAGCGTCCTGGCACACCAACGCAGGGCGATTTACGCTATAACAGCGAAGTTGGTTCAATTGAAGTTTACAGTGGAACTAAGTGGATTCTTCTGGCAGCTATCGCAGACGATGCATTAACTTTCGCTCTAATGGGTCTATACTAATAATAATCGGAGATAATAAATGACCGTAAATATTTCATCATTAGAAACAGTCATCCAGTCAAAAATGGATGCGCTGACTTCTGCTAGCGATAGTAAAGAAGTTATCTATTTGGCAAAGGCACTTGAGTCGCTAGACAATGGTACTCTTACATCTGTCGCTTTGTATTCAAACCTTCCTTCTGCAGCTACTTCTACAGGTAGAGTAACATATGTTGCAGATACTCAAAGAATTTACTATTCTAATGGATCAAGCTGGATTACTCTATCAACAGCACAGAATCCAAACTTCTCTATCAGTTCACTTGGTATTGAATATCTAGATACTGAAGACTATGCGACTCTTACAGAATCAGTTACAGTTTCTGAAGACTGGGATTTAATTACATCTGCAGTTGATTCTAGCGTTGATAACTTCCAGCTTTCATTGGTTAACAAAGGTACTGTTGGTGACATTTATATTGACCCAACATATTATACATTCACGATCTATGATGGTGTTACTCGTGCTGGTGTTAAACACTTAGCTGCGACTAGAAACAATCTAGATTTTGATAATATGAATGCTAACCTACAGGGTATGTGTCATTTAGTTAAAAATACTCACACTACAATTCCACTTGGTACAGCAACTGCTATTCCTTTCCAAGTTGCTAGAATTTTAGATACTCGTATGGGTTCTTTTAGTGGTGGTTATTTTGTTTCTAATTATGAAGGTTGGTATGAAGTTTTAATTTCTGCATGGACAGATGCCAACGTATACATGTATCTGGGTGGATCAAATTCTCCAATTGATAACTATACAGCATCTCCTCCAGAAAATATTGTTGTTATGAATCGTGTAGTTTATCTACAGAAATACGAAACATTAAGATTGATTGGTGTTTGTAGCGGTATTAGTACAACAGATACTAGAACTGTTTATGGTTACGACTATAACGTAGCTAACCTGACACAAATGTCTATTAAATATCTTGGTAAATAATTGAATAGGTAAGGAAAAAGAATGTCAAAACAAGTTAGATTTAGAAGAGGCACTACTGCCCAACACTCTGTCTTTACTGGACCAGCAGGTGAAATAACTGTTGATACTGATAAAAAAGTAACAGTAGTTCATGATGGTGTGACAGCTGGTGGTATTCCTACTGCTCGTGCAGATCGTCCACGTGGTTGGACTAAAAGTGAAATTATTACTACAACAAGCACTTGGACACAGACTGGTAAAACAGATCTTAAAAGAATTATGGTCTGGGCATGGGGTGGTGGTGGTAATGGATCTACCAATGCTGGTGGTTCTGGTGGCCATGGATGGGTTAAATTAGAAGCATCTGCAGTTACAACTAACGTAACAGTTACAATTGGTGGATCTGGTGGTGGTACTACTTCATTCGGTACATATATTTCATGTACTGGCGGTGCAGCAGGTGGTGGTGATGGTACTGCTGCTGCTCCTGGATCTGCATCAGGCACTGGTGTTATTAATCTTGGAGCCACATGTGGTGGTGTTAGATCTGGGTCTGCAGGTGTATCACATGGTAGAGGATTAGGTGGTGGTAATGGCGGTACTGCTGCTAAAGGAATTACTGGAT